CCCGCAAGATGTCGGTGACCTTGCTGATGGCGGTGTGGGCATCAAGGGCCGATGTCTCGGCACGGTTGGCGACTGCAGTGATGGCAGACACATCCACCGATGGGCCGACAACGGGGGCCAAGGGTGTGGCCTTGCGGACATCATCAAGGGTCAGGCTGTTGGATCGAATGCAAGACACCAGAAAGTCGGCGGCCTTGCTTTTCTGCTCAGCGGGTGTCCCGGTGAAAGTGCCAACGCCCCGCAAGGCGTAAGCACCCAGCACCACACCGATGGGCAGTTTCAGGATTTCGATTTTGATTTGCAGGTCAGTCATGGCAGGTCTCCATTAAGAAAGGTTAAGGGTGTCAGAGTCAACGGGGCAAGAGGGCAGACCAAGAGCGGCCCACTTAGAGGTCAGGCGCACGGTGTACCCACAGGACGGGCACACCGCCTTGAGCATGCGGGTGGTCTGCACCTTGCGGTTGGACATGGTCAGGGCGGCATGAGGGTACGCACCCAGCGAGTCAATGATTGACCCGAAGGTCAACAGGAATTCAGGCCCACGGGCAGTGGCTTTCCAGCCCTTGACGGGGGTCGCCTCAAGGTGCATGGCACAGGCCACACGCTGGAAGTTGACACCGTGGTTCATGGCCCCGGCGGTGGCATGGCAGAGTTCATGCACCAGCACATCGAACACCCGCAGGGGGTCATCCAGCACGGGGCTGATCAAAACCTCAAAGGTCTGGTCAGCAGAGGCGGTGTCTGCCCAGCACTCACCGATGGCCCCCGAGCGCTTGGCGTTGGACGGGAAGCCACAGGTGACCCGAACGTTCGCTGGCAGGGGTTTGCCCACAGCATCAAAGATGGGGCGCAATTCAGAGACGGCGGCTGAGAGCCAGTCTTCACGGTTAGCAGTTGTCATATCAATTCTCCAGTGCTAGTGATTGTACAGTGTTTAAATGGAAGGGGTCAATAGTTGCGGTAGGCTTGGACTCGGGCCACATACTCACGGGCCGAGACCTTGCGAACAATGGCGTGGAATTGGACACAGCCACAGCAGTCATGCTCATGGCGGCAACCGCTGTGAGACAGGGTGCTGGCGATGGCGTAAGACAGGTCGGTCTTGCGGTGCGATGAGGGGGCGATCACACGCTGGGTGTATGTTTCGGTGTCATCGGTGCTGGCGACCAGTTTCATGGGCAAGATTTTCACTGCCGTGCCAGCGTCCCACTCATCCTCATGCGACCAGCCGAGAGTGAATTTGTGGGTCAGGCGCTTGTACACGTTGATCTGATGCATGATGTTTCCTTTCAGGTGTTTAAACGGATTGCACTCCAATGCCCGGCAGGGCATCAGGCTGGAATCAGTCACGGTAAATCTCAAGCCATGTCATGGCCTCTCGCTTGGTGCGGCACGCACGCACCGTCATGTCGCCGACTCGCACAACCCACTCAATCAGAGGGGTGGTGCGGTGGTTGTAGCTTTCCTTGCGGTACAGGGCCGCACGGCCCAGTGTGGTGATCAGTTGCATTCTGAGTCCCCGCATCCACGCCCACCGCCCTCGCCAGTTGCCCAGTTGAAAAGGTCAAAGGCATCTCTGTAGAAGAGGGTTTTTTTGACGGGCGCTTCAAATCGATCTTTGCCGTACAGATCACGCTGTGTCACAGCTTCTTTTTTGGTCTTGGCAATGATGCTGTAGGCATCTGCGTCATCATTGCATTCGCAGTACCAGTAAGTGAGTGTTGCCATGTTGCTCTCAGGTTAGTTGCACAAGACCCCCGAAGGGGTTTCGTCCATTCAGGACTCATCAGTTGTGCTTGCGTTGCAAGTGGGCGAGGCGCTCTCGCATGGCATCCAACTCAGCCCAAAGCTTTTGGATGTAGGGGTGGTTCAGGTCACCCTCATGCAGGGCGATGGTTGTGTGGATGTCACGCACCGCAAACTCGCATTGGTCGGCGTTGTATCCCCGTGCCTTGTTGCGGTACAGGGCGGTCATGTCGCTGTAGTTCATGGTCAGGCTTTCAGATGTGATTGATGTGGGCTTCAAACAGGATGTCGATGTAGTCCCAGTCATCTCGGAACTCACGGGCAACCCAGCCATTGGAGGGATGGTGATAAGGCATGGTCAGACTCCCAAGGTGCGGAGCAGTTGAGCGCCAGCGGCATCCACCATCAGGGTGCTGAAAGGGTGCTTGTGGGCATAGGCCTTGATGCGGGCCAGCGTCTTGTCAGACGGTGCGGCAAGGTGCTTGTCGATGAGGGCTTGCATGGTGTCTCCAGTTAAGTGCGGGATGGCACTGCAATGCCCACAGCATGGGCATCACATTGGCATCTCATATGGGATGTTTTATCTAGCGTCACGGTGGACAGCTACAGGGCTGAACCCTGTCTGACTTGCTCCCTTGCGGGTATCGCCTCAGACCAACCTTAGAGCGGGCTGTTCGCTGACTGACTGTCCGGGGACAGGGTCTGGTGAGATCACCGGAGCGCTATTGCTAGTGCATGGACGAATGATACCACTAGTGTGTAAACAGGTGTCAAACAATACCCGAGTAAATCGTGTGGGTACTCCAGATGATGAGGTGCTGGGTGCTGATGGTGAGGTGGTCTACAGGGTGACTGCCAGATGCGGTGCATATATATATGTTGGGTGCATTCTGGTGAGTTGGACTAAAAAGTACTCACATGAAACTGAGTACTTTCGTTAAGTATCAGCAAGTACTGATATTCGTTAAAACGGCCAGCAAGGGGGGTCAAATCGGAAGCTAGGGGGGTAGGTGCGGCGAGGGGTCAAAATCGCTTCTAGGGGCCTTAAAATCGATTCTAGAGGCATAGGGTTTCTACTAGGTTCGCGCTTACTTTGTGGCATTCAAGTAGCAAACAAGTACACAGAACGTGTTTTGGGCAAGGGTGAGTTGTAGTTTCTATAAGCTACTGGTCGATCAAACGGTGGACGGACGGTGTTTTTTCTGTACTGATGAGTTATCCCGAGGCTGTGGATAACCTTGACGTTATGCACAGGCTGTGGATAATGAGAACGGTGCTGTGTAAACACACAGGCTGGATGAAACTACAGGGGAACTGCGATGAGCGATTCAGGAAAGCCCGGTCGGGCGAGCAAAGACGAACTGATGGCGGCGCTGGAGGCCGTGGACATGGATGACGGCGAGGGCTGGTTGGATGAGGCAGACCTGAGCGAAGCGGAACGGTTAGCCGCTCACGCAAGCCCTCCGCCTATGAGAGCAGATGGAAGACCAAAGGGAGTGGATGCATACAGTAGACCCAAACCACTGACAGCGCCTCAGATGGAGTTCACAAAGGGCATGATCATTGGGAAGACCATGAGACAAGCCTACAGGGATGCATATCCAAACGCCAAAGGATCAGACCAAGTGATCACCAGCAGTGCATACAGACTCAGCAGAGATGAACGCATCCAGAAGACTCTGCAAGAGGCTTGGGGGGAAACAGTGGAGGTGCTGGCAGAGGATACAGCGGCAACGAAACGGTATGTGCTGAAGGAACTGTTGGCACTCAGCAAAGGAGGCAAGCAAGAAGGCTCCCGGTTGAAAGCACTGGAACTCATGGGCAGAGCCGCTGGCATGTTCCAACCACAGGGTGCAGAGGTCATCGAGAAGGTCAGTGCAGAGCAGTTGCGCAGGGAACTCTCAGGTCACCTCAAGCTACTGGACAACGTGAAGCCACTCAAGGCGAAGGCCGTGTAAACGCAGTGGTGTGACGCTGGGGGAGAGCAACGGTCATCAGGGGGACTATCACCAGCGGCTGGCAGGCGGTGCGTGTAAACGGCTGGGACGGCGACCCCACCCATCCCCCACCACCCCAAATGCGTTGCGACGGCCCCGCTCCCGCTTACGCTGTAATCCACACATCCCATCACATTCCCCAGAAGACCCCCCATCACTTCCAAATCCCCACCCCCCGGGGGTATATATATTTTTCAGAATGATCTTGCGAACGTTCGTTTTTGCGTTTAAACTTTCAAAAACAATCCTGTTGTCGCAACTGTCGCAATGTGGGGTATCTGGGGTATCTGGGGTATCAAGCGTTTAAACATATGCAAGAGAAACACAAATTAGTGCTGGACTTCATCAAGGCTTACATGAAGCTTCATGGTGTATCGCCGTCGTATGCCGTGATTGCTAAGGGGCTCAGCATGAAGAGCAAGTCCAACATTCACCGGATCATCCATAAATTGAAGGATGAGGGATTGGTTGCGGTGAAGCCTTATCAGTTCAACTCCATCCGGGTTATTGACAAGAGTGTCCGGGAAGTTGCTTCGCTATGATGAGCCGCAAGGAGGTGGAGGACTACCGGGCTTTGATTCCTCTTGTGGAAGAAGCTGAGCGTGCCAAGATCATGATGTTGTTGGAATACGACAGAGTGGAGAAATGCAAGGAATCCTTCATCTACTTTGCCTCCCACATGTGGCCCGGGTTTATTTCCGGGAAGCACCACCAGATCATGGCAAGCGCTTTTGAGCGCGTTGCCAAGGGAGAGCTGAAGAGGCTCATCATCAACATGCCTCCCCGGCACACCAAGTCTGAGTTTGCCTCCTATCTGCTCCCTGCTTGGTTTCTGGGAAGATTCCCTGAGAAGAAGATCATCCAGACAGCACACACCGCAGAACTTGCAGTAGGTTTTGGCCGTAAGGTAAGGAACTTGGTCTCCTCTGAGGCGTTCTCTCGGGTGTTTGACACCAAACTGTCCTCTGATTCAAAGGCCGCAGGGCGCTGGAACACAGGCGCAGGGGGCGACTACTTCGCTATCGGCGTTGGAGGAGCCGTTACCGGTAAGGGTGCGGACCTGTTAATCATTGATGACCCGCATTCGGAGCAAGAAGCCAAGCAAGGCAACCCTGCAGTCTTTGATAACGTGTATGAGTGGTACACATCTGGCCCTCGTCAGCGTTTACAGCCCGGTGGGGCCATCATCATTGTGATGACGCGCTGGTCAAAGAGAGATTTGACTGGGCAGATTCTTAAAAATGCCTCAAAAGACGGCGTAGACAACTGGGAAGTGATCGAATTTCCCGCGATATTGCCCTCTGGCACCCCTTTATGGCCCGGATTTTGGAAGAAAACCGAGCTTGAGGCCATTAAAGCCGAGATTCCCGTCGCCAAATGGGAGGCGCAGTACCAACAGAACCCCACATCCGAAGAAGGCGCGATCATTAAGCGCGAGCATTGGCGGATTTGGCAGTCTGATACCGCCCCGCAGTGCGATTACATCATCCAAAGCTGGGATACCGCCTTTGAAAAGTCCAACAGGGCAGATTATTCAGCTTGCACCACGTGGGGTGTCTTTGACCACCCCGATGACAAGGGCAATCTAAAGACAAACATCATTTGCCTTGATGCGTTTAAACAGCGCATGGAGTTTCCTGAGCTCAAACAAAAAGCTTTTGAGATGTACAAGGAATGGGAACCAGATACCTTGATTGTGGAAAAGAAGGCGGCAGGCGCTCCTTTGATCTATGAGCTCCGGCAGACGGGAATCTTGCTCGAGGAGTACACACCGGGCAAAGGAAGCGATAAGATTGCGCGTGTAAACGCTATCTCAGACCTCTTTGCCTCCGGAGTTGTTTGGTGCCCTGAAACCCGATGGGCAGATGAGTTAATGGAAGAGTTGGCTGCGTTCCCAAATGGGGAGCACGACGACCTTGTGGACTCATCAAGCCAAGCCTTGCTTCGATTTAGAAGGGGTGGATTCATTCAGATTGAATCTGATGAACCCGAAGAACAGCGTTATTTCCGGCGCAAAGCCGCCTTCTATTAAGGATCAAAATGGCAACGAGCAGCATGGTTTCGTCTCTCTCCCAAGCCCCAGAGGGGATTGATTTCTCGGACATCATTCAAGATGACACCCCCGCAGTCGAGATCATCATCGACAACCCAGATGATGTAGTGGTTGGGCTTGATGGTTTGGCAATTGATCTCATGCCAGAAGATGATGAGCCTGAGTTTGATGCCAACTTGGCTGAATTCATGGATGAGGGCGAGCTCGAGAAGCTGGGCTCTGATTTGGTTGGCGAGGTTGAATCAGACATTGCTTCCCGTAAAGATTGGGTAGAGATGTATGTCAGGGGCCTTGAGGTTCTTGGCATGAAGTATGAAGAGCGCACCGAGCCTTGGACTGGAGCCTGCGGAGTTTTCTCTACCCTCCTGACTGAAGCCGCAGTGAGGTTCCAGTCCGAGACCATCATCGAGACCTTCCCCGCCCAAGGTCCCGTCAAGACGCAGATCATTGGCGCAATTGACAAGATGAAAGAAGATGCCGCTGAGCGTGTTCGCACCGACATGAACTTCCAGTTGGTTGACGGAATGCCTGAGTACCGCCCAGAGCATGAGCGCATGCTGTTCAACTTGGGTCTGGCAGGCTCTGCCTTCAAGAAGGTTTACTTCGATCCAAGCCTTGGCCGTCAGGTATCTATCTTCTGCCCTGCAGAT